GGGAAGGCGCTAAACACATTGTCGCTACTATCGCCCCGCATGCATTTTTCAAACAGAAGCCACGCTGGATCAGGGATTGTTTTAGCTTGTTTTGTTTTTTTGTCGATAACCGGGTTACCTTTGGCATCAAATATTCCTTGTATGGTCAATAGCTCATCCGTAATACCGTTGTATTGCGTGACATTGGCGGCTAATAATTGTACAAAATCAGTATCACTACTAATAACTATGTGTTCGTCTTGGGGGTGTAGGGCAATCCATCTTGCTATAATGTCATCGGCTTCTGCTGTTGGGCATCTGACAACACTACAGTTGGTTCTTTCAGACAAGTATTTAGTCAGGCTATCATAGGTCTCCCAGAACATGGCATCTTCTTCAGCTTCTTTTTCTGTAAGTGCAGCACGGGCCACAGCACGATTGGCCTTGTATGGTTTATAGTGATCTTTGCGCCAGCTACGCCCTTCTAGGGCAAATACCACGTGATCTGCTTCAAATCTACGTGCTACTTTGTTAGCAGCCATCAAGGTTATGTGTAGGGCGAATCCAATTTTTTCCCAAGTATCACTGGCTCTGAAAGCACCATGTCTAGCTCTAAAGAACATGTTTGCTGTGTCAATCAACACATACCGCATATGGCACCACCTTAAATGTATTTGTTTGCAATAATATATTGTAACATAAAACGGTGAAAAATGCTATGGCCATCTTTGCCAAAATGATATGAATTGGGTGCTACTGTTTCGATTCCTTGGGCCCGTAATATAGCATCATAAGTCAGGGCAGGGTCATATGGGCCAATGTAATTGGTCCCCCATTTTTTCTGTTTGGCAATCTTGGAAAAATCGTTATTGCCATTTACAAATATATGGCGAATACCTTGTTTTTTAAGTTCTTGATGGAATGCCCATATCTCATCATGTGCTTGTTGGGTTTTTTGTGCCCAATCAATATTGATTACGAAATTCTTATATCGGTCAACTGCGTCGGGCGGTACGTGATCAATGCCACTACCATTGACTTGATAAGTAACACCATCGTATTCCCATTCTTCTCGCTCCCAAGTGCTCCACTGTATAATGACCAAGACATTGTGTACAGTATCAGCACGTTCAGCCAACCAAGCTCGTGTAGTGCGAATGATTCGGGCATTACTACTGGCACTTTCAGCGTCAAGATGCAGTGCGGAACTTAATGTTTGACTCAGTTGTTTGGCCCAACTGACCACAATATTGTCTGGGTGTGGTCTACGTCCAGAGAAAAAGTATGCTGGATCATCTTCGGCAAATGCATGAGGATTCACTGCTTCTGCTGCCGCTGCGTGGCTGTCGCCATTTACATACAATATCATAGTAATTTGTTTTCTTTTATATAGTCAATCAAAAAATCTGCCCAGGCTCGATGTCCGTCTTCATCAAAATGATACCATCGGTCAGTTATAAAATTCTGGTTTTTAAGATACCAATAATAACTCAAGTTGTTTTCATATGGACCAACATAACTGTTATTCCAATCTTGTTGATTTTTTATTTTAAAAAAATTGTACATACAATTAAAAAACACATGAGGTATTTGTTTTTCCATCAACTCACAATGTAATTTATATATCTTTTCATGTATTTGTTGTGATTTTTTTATTAGGGTTTCAGGAGTTTGCTCAATGACCCAGTTTTTATATTTTGTGATTAACGATTCTGGTATAGCACCGTGATAAGAATTAACATCGTAAAATTGTCCTTGATATTCCCATTCTTCTCGTTCCCAGGTGCTCCATCCAATCACAACTAAATCTGGTCGATTGTCCAACAAATAGTCACGGGTAGTTCTAATTATTCGATCATTGCTGGCACCCGACTTGGCCAAGTTAACTAACTCAAAATCCAATGCTTGTGCCAATAAACTGGCAAAAGTTTTGGATTGATTTTTTACGTTGTTACCAAGGCTATGACTATCACCATTCGCATACAAGATCACGATACTTCAGACCTGCCATCGCCAATGTCTTTGCTGCGTATGATCCTGTTACCATTCATAGCCTGATCCTGTTCCCAAGTTTCAAGCACTACATTACGGCACACATTTTGGAACCAACGATCCACAATGTCGGCATCGCTGTCGTCTTTTTTCATCATGTAACCATGTCTGACTAAGTCAGCAATCATCTTTTCATTCCAGTCAAACTCAAAAGCACCAGCATGTATATTGTTGGGATCTAGTTCCATTGAAACAACATTGAAGTATGGCTCACCTCGTTCGGTGGCCAATTCTTTGGCAGTCTTTTCTAGCACCTTAGGAGTCTTTGGAGCTCTTGGTGCATCGGGCACCATATCTTCAGTTATCCGGATGGTGGTTGGCTTCTTGCGAAAGCGATCAAAAAATCCCATTTGATTCCTTTTTTAACATTAACATTAGTCCTTCATCTCTGTGATACCAACGATCTTCTACTATAGGATCACCGGGTCCGGTCCAGATTGCACGACCACGCATGGCTATAGTAAAGAATAACCATTGTCCGCTTGCATAACATCTGCGGGGCCAAAAAATCCTATGATAACTCAAGACCACTCGATCCATAAAACTATCATACCCGGTATCCCATGGCATGACCATTTTATTGAGGTCTAGTATTCCCATATTGGATTATACATATATCTCGTCGAGTAGTTGTGAGTTTACGCCACGGATCGACAATTATGCTGTCGGGTTTGATTTCACAATAGGGTTGTGTATCCACTTGATCACCAGTATATTCATAAGTGATCTTTCTGTTGTGCGCCCACAAAAATACTGCTGGAGTATCAATTGAGGCAACAACATCGGTAGCATCATCAGCTAAGGGATCCACATAGACCACTTTATGTCCGGCTTCTTTGACATAGTGACCAACTAGAGTTGAGTAACTTCCGATACAGTATTCTACATCGGGTTTGTAGGCTTTACCGTGGATCACGATAGGGTAGTTTAATAACTTGGCCTGTTCAACTAGATATAATGCTAAATTCTTGGCCTGTAATTCTCTGGCATGCATCACGGTGTCAAACAAGTCGTAGCCTACTTTATATTCTTCGGCTAACCAACGTAGAGCAATATTGTCTCTAGGATGGCAAGCACCTGCATCGCCCATGCCTGCTGTCATGTATTTAGGTCCCATGATACGCATGGTACTACGAGCAAGAGCATTAGTGACCACATCAACATTGATGTTGCCAATCTTCATGGCAAAGTCCTGGATCATGTTTACCAAGCCAACCTTGGCACTGATAAATGTGTTGTAGAAAATCTTGATACTTTCGCATTCGTCCCAGGTACCAATTTCATAACGTGGGTCGTTGTTCATGATGGTTTTGTACAAGGCAATAAGTTCGCCAGCTACACCAGTCAGCTCACCGTCTTCAGTACCAATGATCACCATTTCTGGATTGGCCATATCCCATTTTACCGAACCCATGGCAATCAAGTAAGGGTTGTACAAGAACTGATGCTTGGGATCTAGCAAAGTGATAAACTTGCGTCTTGTAGTGCCAGGTAATACTGTACTGATCAACACTACCTTCTTGCTAATTTTGGCATGAGCATTGACTTTATTAATTGCATCAATCACAGCATCGTGACCAAAGTCCTTGGGATCCATGTGACTGCTCGGAACCGATCCATCATAGCCTTCCGCATGCGGAGTTGGAACAGCGATAAAAATCCATTCGCTTTCGTCCACTAATTCTGCAATATCACATACCTTAACACTATCGCTAGTCCTTGGATAGATATCGTATCCACGCACTTCGTGTTTTTCTGCCATGACTTCAGCACAATCTAGTCCTAATTTTCCAATACCAATAAATCCAATCTTTGCCATTTCGTATCCTTTAAAGTTATCTTGTGTATAATTTATCTGACTTTTCCGGGGTGGCCTAAATATTTTGATACACAGGAATAGGATTCATCTTGTGTAGGCTACAAGCACGGATAGCACGATATTTGTTCAAGATGTCGTGCATGGATGGGCTATCAGTAACAAGCTCACCTGTGTCCATACGCATAGCAGACTCTAGTTCAGCATAGGATAATCCTCCCAACTGATCCTGATCAGTGCGACCATCATCCCATAAACCATCTGTGGGAGCGGCATCAATAATATCTTGTAACACACCAAGCTCACGGCCCATTTGCCATACTTGGGTTTTGTAACAATCACCAATTGGACTGATGTCTACGCCACCATCGCCGTACTTGGTATAAAACCCCACACCAAAGTCTTCGACCTTGTTGCCAGTT